TGGTGTGGCGTCTGTAGGACACCTTCCAGAAAGTAATCTCGGGGGTTCCGGTAAGGAACACGTCTTGTGCGCCGTAGGCGACTAATTGCATTAAACCTCCAGCCATTGTATGGAATTTATATATTCTACAAAGAAAAAAATCTGGGGAAAAATCGCATTAATTCAATTAAAATTATAATATTGCTAAAAATACAGTCTAAGTTGTGAATAAATGCTCTAATTAATAGCGATAATTCAAAAAAATGTAAATTTCGGTTTTATTATTAAATTACAATTGTAATATTTTAACTACAGTTGTAAATACCCTAAATATATTTGTATTGTTAGGAAAATCTTCACAATAAATAACTCTAATATTTCCTAATACAAATATTAATTATTACTGCTTATACCAAGTGTTTGCGAGCTATTTGTCAATAAAAATGTGTCTAAATAGTCTTCTTGAAATATTTCACGTTTGTTTTCGTGTTTTTTCGTGAAAATATAAGAATCATTCGATTTCCGAATACTCCAACCTTCTTCTAAAGCATTTGTCAAAAACATCATCTTTTGAAATACAGGTTTTTCTATTTTTATATTTTGAGGCAAATCTAATAAAGTTGTTTCGCTAATTTTAGTATTCATTATACACTTTCTAAATACCATATTCTTCTAATATTTACGAATTTTTCACACGCTAATGTATACTGATAATACCATGACAGAACAAGAACATTATATGCAACCCACTAAACACGAATTTATATGTCAGGAACATAAAGTTCACGAAAAAGAAGTTCCGCTATCTCCAGCAAGATATAAATGTAAAAAATGTAAAAAAAAGAAAATTAGCGGATATAGTAATCCAGACCACATATGTAACCCTTTTGGATATTTATATTTAGCACCTCAAATATGTCTTGATTGTGCTACAAAAATTAAAAAATGTATGTGGTGCTAAAAATTGATTGGTTTATACACCCGTATACAATTTCATAAAAGTTAACATGTTTTATTACATTATCGCCGCATATATATTGATTCAATTTTGGAATTTCACCCATTGTAATGGGTATTATTTTTCAAAAATACCATACATTATCATAGAACATAATCATAGTTTCCCTGTGGTCAAACCAATGCCAAAACCTATTACCAACACTAAAAAATATTATGACACATGCCCGGTTATGTTGTAATATATGCGATTCATTCATTTTTCATATCTGTATTCTCGTGTGTTACTACTTCTTAGTTGCACGGCGTGTATTTTTTTTTGCTCCCCCCTTTGTTCTCTTGGTCTTTCTACGTTTTTTTGATTTCTTGCCGCCTCCAAATAAATTAGGTGAGTATATTGCGGTCGTTGATGAAGGACCAAAATAACCAGCTATAGTATTAGGTCTAACTGAACCAGTTTTTAAAAACTTCATATCCAACATTGCTCTAAATCCGGAAGGTCTATCTCCCATTGCACCTATACGAATATTAGTAGGGTTATAATTAGTTGCAGTTCTATATCCTGCATCTATAAATACGGCGTTTTCTTCTTGTGCTCTATCACCTTTGCCTTTTCGTGATGCTATTGATATTAATTGGTTGAAATTTTCTTTAAATAAATCTTGAAAAACACCATCACTCGATTGTGATTTATCTTGATTATATCGCGTATTCCATAAGTTCATAATTTTGGTCGATAACGCATTCATTGTATTTGATGCTGACAATAGTTCTTTACCATCTTTAAGATAAAATTTTTCGTGATATGGTTCTGCTTTGATACCATCTACCAAGTAATCAAATTCTAAACTTACCCGATTTTTATCGTGTTTGATAAATGTTCTATAATAATTAGGTGTATTCGTTTGAATAGTAATATCAACTGTGCTTGGAAATTCGTTATTTGTGGTGTTTATTTGTTTCATAGTACAACTACCAAGACCACCCATCGCATCTATATACTGAGGAGTAGAACATACAGAATTTTGTAAAAAATTAGGATATCGGGATTTTTTAATTGCGTTATTAATAATACTGTTAGGAGCGTTATTCAAATTGTTAATAAATTCGGTAGGAGACAATTGTTGATAATTATTTGTCCCTCTATTATTATTCCATAAATCCGGAATATCAATTATGCGTGTAAATAACTTATCATCTATACCAGATAAATTATCACCATTTGAAATACCATTTATTATGTCTGTTTGCATATTAAAAATCGTATAATTTATGTTACCTTTATTATCGAGCCCATCGGGATAACTTACCATACTATTCGCATCTGAAAGCCCCATATAGAACAAACCATTAAATGCTACTTCGCTACATAATAAGTTAATCACAGATTTCATTTGAGGAGATATTTTTTTACCGGACTCTTCTGACGAACTTTGTTTTGCAAACTGCCGGGTTACATCTTCGTTAAAATTAAAAACATGAGCGTCTATTTGTTCTTGTATACCTTGATTGGTTTGTAATACGGTATTATGTCGTCGAGTGCCGGGAGCTGGTTCTTGTTTTATAGTACTATCTAATTTTGTTAAACGTTTTATTAGTTGGTTTCTCTTTACTGTCATTGTTTTTAATTTTGGGTCAATTTGTATTAGGTCGGTTTCATTAAAAGCACCACCTAACATTCTTTTTTTTATTTTTTTTCCAGAACCAGTTTGTTTGTTGGGTAATGGACACATATCATTTAACATAGTATCAACATTATTGACAAATGTGTCAGATAATTTGATTATAAAGTCATATTTATTCACTTTTGGATTAATTTGTGGATAATGAAGCACAATCAACAAATATTTCATCAGTATTTGTTTTAAATAATGGCTATTTAAAATAGCATACTCGTTTGTATATTCACGTTGTAAAAAGAAGGTATACGTACCTTTAATTATTTGATGAACGGTTTTATTTACAAATTTTAAATATTCTACGTTTAGTTCATTGTTTTCATCACCGACCATATTTAATGCTTCGTATATTTCTGTGGATTTTATATCACGTAGGTTATCATTTTCTACTTTATCATCTATAATCGCATCTAATACATTTTGTGTATTGTCATTTTGAACTATAACCGGACGAACAACCTGTTTGTTAGGTGCTTCAAAAACGGTTTGCGTTAGAGGTTCATATGGACCATCCCACAATTCTTGTCCGATTCGTGGTCTTTCTACTAATGTAGCACCATCACCACCCCCACCAGTATTTGTTTTACCTTTACCTTTACCTGTTTGTTGTTGTTGTAGTAGTATACGCCTTTTTTTAATATCATCCATAGTGGTTGATTGCATACCCATCACACGAAAAGTTGTTTGTTCTATATATTGATATATAGGTTGAATTAACCCTATCATATGTATATTGTCATACGAATAGACAATCAGTATTGACTGTAATAGCGCATTTATCCCTCCTGTCGTTGTTAACGTCGCATTTATTGTTTTTTCATCTTGCAACACGGTACGTATATCACTTAGATTTTGGGCGGTTACTGAACGCGTAATTGGTTGTCTTACATCAACTGAAAATGTATCTGCGTTAAAATCTTTTACATTTTCGGACAGAAAACTTATAATTTCTGGTGAATATTCATATTCAGATATATTCGCGAACTTACTGTCAGGTGCATTAAAAAATGTCTTTTTTTCATTTATTTCTGCTTGTATATCATCTTCGTCTACTCCCAAATGACGAAGATCTGCCTCCAATCGTTTAATCTCTACCTCCAACCCACGGGTGTGTTTGTCCTGTGCGACTTTCGCTTTCTGTTTTTCTTCCGGAGTTTTTCGAATAACTCCAGTTTTGGCCGAACCCGGTGGTATTTTCCTACCATTACCAGATTGATTTCCTTGAAAAATATCTTGACTAATTTCTTCTAAAGATTTTATTCGGCTTAATGAACTAATTGCACCGTAATCATGAATAAAATCGTGTATTAGTAATGACAACATCATCAATCTGAAATATTTATCATCTTGATATTTAATGATTGGCATATTATAAATTATGCATATATATTCCTACTATAAAAACTAACATAAAAACACCTACATAAAGTATTCCATCTCAATTAATGAAAGGGGAGTCTAAAAAAAAGCAACTAAAACAGTTAAAAACCATACATACCATAGACGAAAAACACTCAGAATTAACAGAATATTATGATAAGATAGAGAATGAAACTATACCGCAGTTACAGAAAGAAAAAGATGAGTTGAAAAATACCATCCAAACTTTACAAAAACACCAAGTAGATGAATATATGAATACGAAAGACAAAATTAAGGAAATCCATCAGAGAATCAAAATACTCAGACAAGAGAGGAAGAAGTATTTATTAAACAATTCTAGATTTATTTTTGATTACTTCGAACAGAAACAGCAGATTTCAGCCAGCACCGACCAATATGGCAGTACAGATGCTCTAAACTCTTTTTTCAAAATCAAGCTAGACGATACTAATAATGATGGAACCATTAATAAATATACACAATCCAAAATAAATACACAGCAATATTGGAGAAATGTGACAAATGAGTTTACGAATTCTCAAGATTATTACATTTCATCGGACACATGTGAATTTTGCAATCTAGGGGAAATGATCCCTCAGGATGAGGAAGGAATACTCATATGTAATAATGATAAATGTAGTAAATTTGTAACATACATCGTAGATAGTTCGAAACCGAATAACAAAGACCCTCCCAATGAAGTTTCATACACTGCGTATATTCGTCTTAATCATTTTAAGGAAATACTTTCACAGTTCCAAGCGAAGGAAACTACATTAATACCAGATGAAGTTATAGACTCCATTAAAGCACGTATTAAAAAAGAACGTATTACAGATTTATCTGAGCTTAATTATGATAAGATGCGTGAATTATTACGCAAGCTTGGATTAAACAAGTATTTCGAACACATACAATACATTAATTCATTATTCGGAATTAAACCGCCCGTGATGAATGAAGAACTACATGAAACGTTATGTGTTCTTTTTATTGAGATTCAAAAACCATGGGCCGTTCATTGTCCTGCTAATCGTACCAACTTTTTTAACTATACATATACACTTCATCAATTATGTGTATTGTTGGACCAAACACAGTACCTACCATATATACCTATGATGAAAGACCGAGAAAAACAACTAGAACAAGATATGATATGGAAGAAAGTATGTCAAGACCTAGATTGGGAGTTTTTCGCATCTGTATAATGTTTCCGCGTAAATAACATAAACATTATACTATTATATTTAGTAATGAAAATGGTATATTCTTATCCTGTTGATTTAACGATTAAGTATTCAAATAATACTGAGTATCGACAATGTTTACGCAATTTATTTAAGATGAATTCAAATAACTACCCTGACACAACGAATATGGATTTAGACGATGAAACTATGGATGAAATGAGTTACGATGATGAATCTGCTACTGTTACTATGGACT